GGATGCTTCAACTTGGGCGCTCATTTACCAGCAACAAGACATCTCTGATGATGCAGTTTTTGATCCTGTGTGCGTTCGCGGCTCTATTGATGGTATGCGTAAGAGTGGTCGCCTTACCCCAGGTCATCCTGGTCACCCAAAAGATTTAAACGGCTTTTCTATAATCTGTGGTCTAGACCCAGCAATGATTGGGGATACTGCAGCTATCTGCTATGCGATAGATCGCATTAACCATAAGCGTTATATAGTAGATGCTATAAAGATTACTAGACCTACCCCAGCACAAATCAGAGACTTGATATTTAACTGGACTTCTATCTACGGTCCTAGTGAATGGATTGTAGAGCGAAATGCTTTCCAGTCTTTCTTAACCCAAGATGAGGGTATTAGATCACACCTTGCAACTCGTGGTGTTATATTACGAGAGCATCACACTGGTAACAATAAATGGGATGCAGGCTTTGGTGTAGCTTCTATGTCCACCTTATTTGGAACTAAACAGCACGATGGTAAACACCATAGAGATAATCTAATGCACCTTCCAAGTGATCAAACTGAAAATGTTAAATCATTAATAGAACAGTTAATTACTTGGTCACCTACTACTAAAGGCAAGACCGATATGGTTATGGCCTTATGGTTTTGTGAGATACGAGCAAGAGAGATGCTCAACCAAGGTATACACGCTAAGCATCATATGACTAACCCATTCTTATCAAGTTCTGAAAAGCGCAAGAGAATGGTTATTAACATAGATGAGATGCTTAATGAAAAACAACGTACCTTTATTTAAGGAGAACAATTGTTAACAGTTAAAGAGGTCTACGCAAAAGCGCAGAGGCTGCAGACTAAGTACGCTGCCCGCGATCAACGTATGCGAGATGTACTCTCAGTTCGTCAAGGTGATATCTCTAAGGTATATCCTTCTATGTTCTCAGAGGATTATCCAAAGCCTTTAGTTGCAAACTTTATTGATGTAGCAGCAAGAGACCTAGCAGAAGCAATGGCACCTATGCCATCATTTAACTGCTCAGCTACTAATATGGTTTCAGATGCTCAGCGTAAATCTGCTGATATCAGAACTCGTATTGCTAACTACTATGTAGCCTCTTCAGATCTACCACTACAGATGTACTCAGGAGCTGACTGGTTTAACACCTACGGTATGTTACCTGCTCTAGTTGAGATGGATTATGAAGGTAACAATCCCCGCATCCGACTACTTAATCCTTTCGGAGTCTATCCAGAGATTGACCGTTTTGGTCGTACCACATCCTTAACACAGGTTGTAGTTTCTGATGCTGAATCATTAGCAGCACAGTTCCCAGAGTTTGCAAGTCAGATTCTAAATGTTCGTAGCGTTTACCAATCAGCATCACCTTACCTATCAGTAATGCGTTACCACGACAAAGATCAAGATTTACTATTTATCCCAGAGCGTAACAATTTAATTTTATCAAACACACCAAACCCAATTGGTAAGTGCCTTGCTAGAGTCGCAGTCCGTTCTTCTCTTGACGGCGAAGCTCGCGGTCAGTTTGATGATGTACTATCAGTACAACTTGCTCGTGCAAGATTTGCTATTCTACAAATCCAAGCAGCAGAGAAATCTATCCAAGCACCTATTGCTATCCCACAGGATGTGCAAGAGTTGGCACTGGGACCAGATGCAATTATGCGTTCTGCAAACCCACAGGGTATTCGACGTGTTCCACTAGAACTACCACCTGGAGTCTTTACAGAGTCAGGTGTACTAGAGCGTGAACTACGCCTAGGTTCTCGTTACCCAGAGGTTCGCTCAGGTAACATCGATGCATCTATCGTTACAGGCCGTGGTGTACAAGCACTACAGGCAGGCTTTGACACACAGATCAAGTCAGCACAAGCACAATTTGCCCGTATGTTTACAGACCTTGCTTCTCTTTGCTTTGAAGTAGATGAGAAGATCTTTGGTAATATGCCAAAGGAAATCAGAGGCGTAGATGATGGTACTCCGTTTAATATGAAGTACATCCCATCAAAGCAAATCGATGGTAACTACGGTGTAGATGTTCGTTATGGAATTATGTCTGGTATGGATCCTAACCGTGCAATCATTGCATTGTTACAGATGCGTTCAGACAAGTTAGTTTCTCGTGACTATGTACGTCGTGAGATTCCTATGGAACTCAACGTTACCCAGGAGGAACAACGTGTCGACATTGAAGAAATGCGCGACTCTTTGCGTGTTGCTGTTGCTCAGTACGCACAGGCGATACCTGCTCTTGCAGCGCAAGGTCAAGATCCATCTCAAATCATTACTCGTATTGCAGAAGTTATCCAAGGCCGTCAAAAGGGTCTTCAGTTAGAAACTATTATTGGTAAGGCATTTGCGCCAGAACCAGCGCCAGAGATGCCAATAGCACCAGAACTAATGCAGGGTGCACCACAAGTTCCAGCAGCGGGAGCACTCCCTGCCCCTGCCTCGCAGCCAACTCCAGAACAACCAGGAGGCGCACCCGCTGCTGCTCAACGTCCAGATATAGGCCAACTACTAGCCGCCATTGGCGGGGCAGCATAAAGAGGGGGTGTAAATATGAACAAAGGATCACGTGCAGCAGCACCAATGTCAAAGCCAGTCGAAGGCAAGAAGGATACTTCTAAGCCAGCAGGTGGCAAGGTAGTACCATCAATGATGCCAGCAGGTCGTCGCGGCAACGCAGCAAAAAAGGGATAATCTTATTCTAATTAACGGAGGTATTGGGCGTGGAAAATAATAACGACGTTCCGCGTCCAATACACTTCGCTGATTTTTTAGTTACCTTTGCAGGACTTGTGCATAACCTTGCAAGTTCTGTACAAACTTTTACAGAAGAAATTATGGAAATAGCAATCTACAACGCTAATAGAAACTCCAAAGTCAACAAGGCTTGGGAGCAATTTGCAAACGATTTAGAAAAGATACAGGAGGAAACCGATGGCAGATAACCCAATTAGAGGCGTATCAGGACCTGGTAAATTCTCCGTTCGTACAGATCTACCAGCATCACAAAACTATGGTGACCGTAAGGCTATGGCAGAACAAATAGCAGGAGCACCTACCGCTAGAACACCAGATGTTCGCGGGTTACCTACAGGTCAAGTTCAGGCTGCAGCACAGGCTGCGCCACAAGCACCTATCACAGAATTATATGCACCAACTACACGTCCAGATGAACCAGTAACTTCAGGTATTGCAGTGGGCCCAGGTCCAGGACCAGAGGTAATGGGCTACAACGGACAGTCAGAAAAACTATCTGACATTCTTTCTCAAATGCTTCCATACGATACAGATGGTGAAATAGCAATCCTTTATCAGCAAGCCGTATCTAGAGGTCTGTAATGGCAGAAACGCCAAAGAACTCCAACCTTGCACAAGCAGCATTTCGTGCAGGATTAAATCCGTCTCAGACACGTCAGATTGATGGCCTTGCTTCAGCACTGTCTACACATCAACGTCTATCTGATTTGCCTAAGCAGTATGCCTACGATGAGTTTAACAAACTTCCTAATAACAAGAAGCAGTCTCTCGTAGCATTAACTGGTACCAACAAGCCAGATGATGATGAGCCTAATCGCTCTTGGCTAGAAACTGGTGCTCACTACGCCTTTACACCTTTCAAGGTAGCAGCAAAGACTTTGTTCGATGCACTCGATTACGCATCCGATACGATGACACGTGTCTACCGTACTGGAGCAATTGCTGCAAACGAGAACATTAACTTTGGTGATGCTTGGGGCAAAGCAGGCCGTGATGGTGAGAACGTCTTTATCCAAGACCGTATCAACACAGCAGTATCTCGTTACGGATCTGCACGTGTAAACGTTGCAAAGCGTATTGCTGCAGGTGTTGCTCCAGAGATTATCTTTGCAGAAGCGCAGAACGAAGAAGAAAAGCGCATTGCAGCAGAAGCACAGCAAAGCGAAACTGGCGAGATTATTGATCCGCTATTGCGTGATGCAGTCGCAGAAGTAAACGCTGCTAAGTATTCTCCAGGTCGTCAACTAGCAAACCTATTCTTACCTCGTGACCTTGAAGGTGACGGGATGCTTTACTCCTGGATCTCAGGTGCAACAGATGCTACCTATCGTTTGTTTATGGATCCAACTCTTGCACTTGGCAAGGCACGTAAGATTTATCTTGGTGGGTCACAGGCTTTGAAAGTTACTGGCAAGTATGCAGCAACTGCAAAACTTGGCAGTGCTGAAAAGGTTTCTAAGTACTTTGATACTACAGATATCTTTGGTACTAAGAATGTACAGAACCTATGGACAGATTACACAGATCGTTTTACTAAGTATGTTGCAGCAAAAGAATCACGTAATGTTGATGAGATTGCACAAACACGTACAGCACTTAACGATTTGGCACCAGAACTAGGCGATGACTTCATCGTATCTTTCAAGTCATTTGGCGAGAAAGAGTTTGGTGGCAAGTGGGATCTAGATACTGCTAAGGCTTTCCTATCAGATGCATCTAAGATTGAACCAATGCTCTACGGTCAAGCAGGTGCT